GGTATGCCAGTAAATCTATCATCGTAATATTCATCTCCTGTACTATCAGCGGGTAAAGGTATTGCTAAAACGTTTGTGCTAGCATCAAACTCAATATCAACACCCATACCTCTAGTAGCCCAGTAAATTCTACCTATAGATACACTCGTACATGATTCGCCCGCACTATTAGTAGTTAAGGCAGAAACATCTACTTTCTTTACAGAAGATTCACCTGTACCGTCAGACTCATTCGTAAACTTTAAAATGGCGACTCTATCACCATCCTGAATAGTCTGGGAAGTTACTGTATCAGCCATTATTTACTCCTATCTTTCGCAGATTACATTTATGTAATCAATTGTCATAGTTTTAGCTGCCGCTTCACCATTTTGAATACCAAAAGATACGGTTAGCTCTTCATCATCTGGTAAATTAGTGTTTACTACACCTACTGGAGTAGCAGAACCTATAAAGTAAGATACTTGTGAAGTGTTTGGATCTATAAAGAAACCAACGTCTACAAATGTATCATCAGCTAAAGTAGTAACCGCTGCTGTAGTAGTGTCAGTACCATTCTTTTCTATATGAAAATCTAGGTTTGTGTCACCATCGTCTTTCATAAAGTAAACACCATCAGAAACAGCAAGAGGTGTTGTATCGGTTATTTGTAGACCCATAACAACATCTGATTGCGTTGCATCACTTACTTTAAACCTAGCATTAAAAAAAGCTCTTTTGCTGCTGCTTAGTTTGAATGACTCACCTTTTAATTGTAAAAAGTCTAAATCATTATCACCTGCTGCATTAGTAAGTAAAAGTTGACCGCCGGCTCCAGAAGTTAAAGCTTCTGTAGCTGAACCTGTACCTGCTTCAGTTGTAGTGATTGTAAAATCGCCAGAAGCATAAGTCATAAAATCAGTTTGATATTGATAGAACAACGAACTAGACGGGTTTACCAAGAACATAGGAACATCTTTCTTATGTTTAGTAGACTCGCTATTACCAGCGTTAAGTATTAAGTTTTGGAAATGTGGATTAGCCATCTTGAACTCCTTATATTTGTATTAATGGAAACCGTAAACGGCCCTCATCAAGCTAATTAATTTTAAACCAATTTTAGTTTACACCTGAAATATAAATGTCGCAAGAAAAAGGGAGCCGAGGCTCCCTTTCTTAATTGTAGTTGAGTTATAAACGCTACAATCAATCGTTCATTAAGCTCCTTGAGAACCGAAAACGGCTCTGAAGTTAGAATATCCGAATGAATATCTTTCTCTAGCTTTGTATCTCATGTTTCCAGTATCGAAATCACCTTCTAATGCAGTTTGCATTGGAGATCTTTCAAAATACTTAAATCCATCAGGACAGTCTGTTTTCAAGAAGAAAGCATCTGTATCTGTTAGATAATGATTTACAACATAGCCATCAGGAATCATTCCCTGATTTCTAATAGAGTTAATGTCATTGTCAGATGTTCCTACTCTCCCTGGGGTTTGTAAGAGTCTGTCAGCAACAAACTGCAACTGAGGTGGAACAATTAATTTCATTCCTCTTAGTGCAATATTAAGACCTCTATCATCAGTAAATGTAGAGATACTAATTAATGCATCTTCAAGAGAAGTTTCATTAAGATCCGCCATAGTTGTAGCTCTATTGGCCAGAGAACCACCACCGCCTAGCGGGTGATCTGTAGCGATTAATACTTTGCCATCTCCGCCTGTTGTAGAGAACGCATTGTTCAATACAGCAGCAGCTTTGATTTGCTTTGTATTAGCCATAGATCTAGCTAGTGCTTTAGTGTATCTAGCACCAAGACGATCATACAGATTATCTTCAACAGCTTCTTCTGTTAGTGCGAATGCCAAAGCAACCGTCTCGTGAGTGTAACGAGAAGTATAACCTTCGTTAGCGCTGTCAAATCTGACTCCACTACCTTCTGATTTTACTTCAGCATTACCAAACCCAACGATCAAAGTTTCTTCTTCAAACGCTCTATCAGAACTCTCTGTATCAAAGATTTCTGTATGCTCTGCTTCATACCTAGCATATTCCATGCCGAACAAGGCATTTAAGCCTGGCTCTAGTTCTTTCGCTAATTGCGATCTATTAATTGCCATTATTAAACTCCTGTAGGATCAACATAGAAATGCTCATTAAACTTCACTATAACATTCACATTAGCTGAACCTGTAGTGCTATTATCTGGATCAGAAGAAAAGCCCATAATCCTAAAAGTCGCAGTTGTTGCGGCTGTTGTTCCAGATAGTTCTACTGCGGACATACCAGTTTTGGTAGATCCTGCGGTGTAAGAAATATCTGCATTTAAGCCTACATCAGTCTGCGCTGGAGAACCGGCACTCTGAATTTCAAATACAGCATTAGGGTCATCTACTACGAAAGCTACAATATCAGATGCTACAGTTCCATCGGGGAAAAAAGATTTGAATACAACATCACCGTTTGTATCGGTAAATTGACATCCTCTAAATACACCTATGGACTCATCACCAGCAGCAGCTACAAGTATAGTACCTGCGTTGGTCATTTTAACTAAATCACCTGAAAAAATATTCCCTGAAGCACCAGAGGCAATTTTGTATTCTGTTAAACCGTTAGAGGTTACACCAGAACCTAATTTGCCTACTAATCTTGCTCCAAATGGGGCATCTTTATTAGCCATAATAAGTTACCTATATTATTTAAAATTAAAAAATGATGATCAACTTCGTTGACCACCTCCAAAAGTTACTTTGCTTGACCTCTCCGGGTTCAAGATTGGAGAGTTTGGATCTGATTCCCTTAAAAGATCATTATCTACAGCGTCTTGCTGTGTTTGCGCACGACCTTCAAAGTAGGAGTTTCTTTCTTCGCGCGTTTCATTAGGAATCTTAGCCAGCAGCAAACCGCCAACTGACACTACTCCTGCATGTTTACCGTCATCTAAGGTGGGAAGTTCGAATCCTTCTAACTCATCGGCTCTGACAAGATCGAAACCTTCTCTTAGCCTTGATGTTACATTTTTTCTATCTTCACCGCCTGCAAGTTCGGCTCTAATCCACCTGTAAGTATAACCTTCAGGGGCAGGAGGAGTATCCAACATTGATGGTGGACTCCATGGTTTGCGAGCAACTTTTTTAGCTCGAGTGTCGGCAGAACGTGGTGTTCTGTTTATATCTTTTTTATCTTCTGTCATAGTTTTACCTTTTAACATATTTAGCGTACTCATCTAAGGGTACGTTTAATCTTTTAGCCATTTGTACTTCGGAGGGAGACAATTTAACTTGTCTTTTATTGGAGCTAGTATTACCAGCTACCCTACCCGCTGAAGCCACTTTTTGTTGAGGCTTAGATTTAACAGAAGATTCATTAAACTTCTGCGGGAATTCTTCACGAATTCTCTTATCAACCTCACTATAGTACTCTTCTGAACCAAGGTCAAACCCTTCACTTTCTAATTGTTTGTTGATTGCCATAGCACCCATAGTCATTACTTCGTCCTGACCAAACCATTCGTTATTTTCAACCCACTCTTTATCTCTTCCAACTAACTCTGGAACAGCAGCTTGTTGAGTTTGATTTTGAAGGGCCTGATTAGGATAGTAATTTTGATAGTCAACTTGTTGTTCTTCTTGCTGCTCAATAACAACCTTAGATTCAGAAACTTTATTCTCTTCTACGGCTATCTTTGCAAGAACCTCTTGAGCTTTTGCAACCTTGTCATAATCTGCAACTTCGTGTGCATTTTTTAAAGCCGCTAATGCTTGAGCCTTTTGCGATTTGAGCCTGCTTTCTGCTTCATTAAGATAAGATTTATCTAAAGATGTAGATCTACTCTTTAAAACTTGGTTTTCTTCTGCAATTCTTTTTGCATACTCATAAGCAGATTCTTGACCTCTTTCGGCTTCTCTTAGTTTACGAGTAAGATTGCCAATCCTCTTCTTAACCTTTTCAGAATAATCTTCTAATTCATCTTCAGACTTTTGTTGTGGTTCTTCTGAAACATCCTCAATAGCTTTTTCTGCTTCTTCGTCAGTTTCTTCTGGTGTAGCAAGATCAGCTATCTTACCGCTAGGTTTTTCTTCAGGAAGATCTACTTCTACAATCTCCCCTTCTTCTACTAGCTCTTCTTGCTTTGCTTCTTCATTCATTTTTACTCCTTATACTGCAAGAATATCATCGGGATCTAATATGGTAGCGATAACTTCATCATCATTAATGATTCTGCATTCAGATTCATCTCCGAGTTTGAAACGAGCGCCAGCATATCTACCGATCAATACCCATTGTTTCTCCTGACACCAAGCCTCAGTAAATTTACTGGAGTCTTTATAGCAATCAGGACCCATTTTAACTACGTACCCCACAACGGTTGCTAGAGATTCTCTATCAACTTGTGATTGTACTAGGTGTATTCCACCATCAGTTACTGCTTTTCCTTTGTAAGGAAGAATAAGTATCCTCCAACCTGTAGGTTGAGGCATTCTTTCTAAAATTGATTTGTCTAAAAGGGTTGGATCTAAAACTCTAGCCGATTGTTCTACGTAGGGCAGTACTTCTTCTGGTTGAGTTTCTTCTGTTTTTGGAGTTTCTGGTTCTTGTGCGTTCTCTTCTTCTATTGCCTTGGCAACATGTTCAGGTACGTGTATCTTCGACATCTTCTTGTATTTTTCCTAGCAGTTCTCTATATGTATTTTCTGTGTCAACCAGAGAACTGTAGCGTCCACACAGATACTGATATTGCGCAAAATCTTTGGTGCCAGCCAAGATTGTGTCTTTTACGCTTTCCTTTTGGGCCTCAATCTCTTTTAGAAACTTTTGGCTTATCCAAACTACTGACACCTAATAAACACCAGAAAACTTACCACCAAATTCAGCAGCACCCATTCCTCGTGCTTTACCTTTACCCATTCCAGGTTTAGGTGTTGTATTGGCATCAAAAGTACCTGCGTCTGTTTTAAGAGAAACAGAACCTTTGTTACTGTAAGGATTTTTATTCTTCATTACAGTAGGAGTTTTTTGTTGGTTAATATCAGTTCTTTTAATCATGTCAGCAATTATTAAGGACAAATAAATTATTTGCAAGTTTTTATTTACCTTGCCCTCGGTACTTCTTTTTGGTTTTTCTTTTGTTGGTACCTGCACCTCTGCTCAAGGCGCTGTTGCCTATAGATGTTTTTTTCTTAACACCTTGTATTCTTTGAACGTCAAAAGTCTTAGGCACTACTGTTGTTTGTTAGCTTGTTCCATAAGCTTGAA